CACTAATACCTTCTTGGAAAGCAGTAGTAAGAACATCAGAACCACTGTATGAAGCAGCAGTTGTGTTCTTTCCATAAATGATAGGGACAACGATCTTTGCGCCGCCACTTATACGCCGAATGGTCTGACCATTGGTAAGCGCATAAAACAGTGGACGAGCAGTGAAAACGTTATCAGCCAATTTTGGGACATAATTTTTGAGCGTTGTGCTCAAGATTTGATCAAAGTCTGGGTTTCCAGCCATTTGATCCTCCTTAGTTAGTTGTTAAGTCTTGTTTTGCTTGCTGATAAGCATCCCGAATTGAACTAACTGAAGTAGCAAAACTTTTACTAATAGTGTTCTCTGTGCTACCAGAACCAGGTTCGATAACCGCTGCCGCACGCTTCTCATCCACAATCGCAGAATTTTCGTTCTCTTTACTAACCGTTGCACTTTTCTGATCATAAGTCATATGTGCAAAAGCAGCATCAAGATTTCCAATATTGTGTTTCAAAGCATGAGAATAAAGAACACTCTCATCAATATCTGTTTGATACTTTTCTTTCAGTCCATTCATTTCTTTCTGCAAATTAGTCTGTCTTAAAGCACGATCTTGTTCTTCAATGGAAGACTCAATTCGTCGCAAGCGCACTTCATCTGGATCCAAATCTTCCATCTCATTATTAAGATCAGTGTTTTGGTTATCCACGCTAATCCCAAAAGCGTCAGCCAAAGCCGACACAGCACTTCTAGGATCAGACTCTAATGCTTGGACGATTGCCTCTCCTTGAGACAACCTTTCGCGTTCTGCCGCCAACTCTTGCGTTTTACGGGTGTAATCAGCTTGACGTTGGTAGCCATTTCGTAATTCATCAACAGAAACTTGCATTTCCTCACCATCAACTTTGACAGTGTGCATTTCTCCGCTTTCAGTATCACTAGAAACGTTAGGGGTGCTGGTATCCAGTCCCATCATTTCATTATTCATTTGGAATCCTTTCGGGTATTCCTACTTGACACTATAAGTGTCTCGATCTATAAATTAGGTAACTCTACTCCCATTTGATTCTGGAGTTGTGTAACCAATTCTGGTGGCACACCTCCAGTTGCTTCAAAAACTTGATCTGGAATTGGGCCAGGACCCATACCACCACTCATAGGGGGAGGAGCCATTCCGCCTTCTGGCGGCATTGCTCCCTCAGGAGGCATTTCTCCTTCAGGTGGCATCATTGGTTGTTGCTGCATAATGTAACGATCAGCATCTTGAATACCAAAACCATTAGACAAAACATGTTTAGCTAATTCCACAGGATCAACAACAGTACCAACAAGTGGAGCCATAGCGTTCATTAACGATATGGCTTGTTGTCGTCTAGCAGTTTCGTTGTAAGGCTGAGTAGATCCGCCTTCAACAGAAAAATCGTATTCACCAACTATGTCATCTCGTGTGTATGCGACATAAAACTTTTTATCATCTTTGCCTGTGATACGAACCATTTGAGCATCAGTCATAAACTGCTGCATCAACTGCATAACCATACGAGCAACTTCAGAAATAGAAATTTCTACAACAGCAAGTTTGTCTGCTGCACGAGCATTACCAGCATCAACAATAATGCTTGCTTCAGTAGCAGTACGCCTAGTTTCAGGCATTTGACCACGAGCATATTCTGAAACACCACTAACAGTATTGATATCACTTTCAATAATGTTTGAATGGTTATACATTTCAGGAGCTAAAGGTGTTTGAGCTAAAGGAATAACTACACCATTCAAATCACGGTTTTCATCAATGACAGGAACAAAACGTCCATCTTCATCAGATTCTAAAGCTTCACGGCCTTCAGGCCCAAAAGAACGCTCATGGTAAAGATACTTACGTGCATAACGTTTTCTGTGATTAACCATTTGAGAACGAGTTTTGTTTAACTCTTCCTGCAAAGACTCAATAGATTCCAAATCACCCATAGGGTAAAACATGTCAGGCACATCATAATTTCGCATCATCACAAAAGGATGACCAGAATGATATGGCATAGGTTGAGGATCTAAAAGAAAATCGTCACCACTAGCAGCGCATACAGAAATCGTGCCATTAACAAGATCATAGTATTCGTAAAGAGTTACACGATTGCCAGGGTTAGCGTATTCTTCTCGTTCATTATCGTTTTCCCAACGGTAACGAACTCCAGAATCAGCTTCAAGATTCATACGAACAGATCGTTTATATCTTTTATCTTTTTTAACTTCATTTAAAGGACGAACAATACGTTGGGCAATCCAACGTGCGTCATCTAGGTTTGTAGCTTCTGGATCAACAAACATATCAAACGGAGAAACCCGTTCAACAAACACTTGATCTTCTACAACTTCCATCTTTTTTCTAGGTAACGCATCTAAAACATCTTGATCTGATGGCAGATCATTTATCATTTCTGGATTGTCGTAAGAAAATTGTTCTACTTCTAAACTTGCTTCATCGTATTCTAAAGCAAACTCTTCAGGAGTTAACTCCCGTTCTTGCTCAACAAAACGCCAACCAACTTTCATCCAGCTATGACCAATAATTAAAAAGTCTTTAACTGCACGTCGGAATGGTTTGCGATAATCATGATGTCGCCACAAATAGTTAACTACTGCTTCAACAAAGACGGCTCGATCTTCGTCACCTTCTTGGTTTGCACTAACAGTAATTTTTGGGTGGTTAACGGCAACAGATGGGGCCATTACGTTAATAGTTGAGAAAGCTAGGTTGACAGAAATTCTGTCTTGAGTAATGTTTCCTCCGTAGCCTCCGCCTATTGAAGGTTCATTAAAGTAAGTTTTTCCACGATATAAATCAATCATCCGATGCCATTTGGAGTCAAAACCTTCTTGACTTCGCCATCGGAAAGCTAAATTAAGATGTTCTTTAGTTTGAGTAAACTGTTCTGATTTAGAAAATCGTACCATGTTTATACCCAACGCCTGCCTACATATTGAGGTTCATGCCCTGCGGCTTTTGCCTCAGAAATAATCTTGTTTTCTCGTTCTTTTAAACTCATGTGCTGTTCATCGAGAGGCAATCTTGCACGATGCAAAGGGCCTGTAGATCCAAGAGTCATAACGACACCGTTAACTTTACAATGCCATTCCCATAGATCGTCTAACTCATCGTCAGGAAGAGGCCCTCTCTTCCCGACGATGAAAGCACAATATTCATCTTTTGTAGCATCTCTAGGTATCAAGTGCTGCTAACTGAACCATCAGGCTGTTTGCTAGCAGGAGCAACAACTCCACGCACACCTTGTGGGCTTGGAGGAGTATCACGCACTTTCATACCTTCACCCATATGCCCAGGATGAACATTGTCTTTAGGTCCAAAATTTGGAGAGTCTTCTTGAGCGCCACCTCGTTCTACTGGCCCATTGTAAAGTTGTGCGTCGTTCAGTTTCATAGTTTCACCCATGCCTGAAGCGTTGTATCTACGATTACCCATAAGGGTCTCCATTTCTAGATATGTTCTATGAATTAATTAAGCTGTTCCACGAACATTATTGGTTCCAATGCTATCTGTAAACTTGTTTGGCGAATTAGTTTGTCTCATCCACCAATCAAAGGTATACGTATCGTCAACTTTTTGCACGTATTCAGGTATAAAAGCATATTTTCTCATTTGATTAGCTAACGCCAAAGCCATAACACGATCATCGTGAGGAGAGCCAGACATACCTCCACGTTCGTTACGCACATAGGTGCGTAACTCAGCAAACGTATGCTTATCTCTTAAAATAAGTTCTTCATTACGTAAAGCAGCAGAAAGATCATCAATCATTAAAGGCTTAGAAGTACGAGTAGTTTTCCAACCATATTCTTGAGATTGTTTATTAGTTTGGTTATTTAATGAACGCCTACGAAAGAGATTAGGGTAGCCAAGTTGTCTTAAACCAACAATAGTTGTTAAACCATGGTTGTTAGACTCCACGCAACATAAAGCGTTTCCATACCAAATACCAAGATTGTATACTTCATATGCCAGTTCATCAGGAGGTATGCGACCATGCCAAACAGCAACTTGTTTGCAGTCTTTAGCGTCAAGTATTTGAACACATGAATAATCTCCGTGTCCTAAACCTTCAGCCGTGTCCACGCCAAGGACGTATCCGCTCCACCTTTGAGGTTTTTCCCAAACAGTTAACATCTGAACTCCAACACTTTAGGTTCAAGCTCATGTAAGTAGCCTTCTTGACCAGCTTCAATATGTATTTCCATACTTTGTAAAACATCCAAATCAAAAACAGGGTTACCTGATTTAATAAATGCTTCTTCTGCCGAAGAGGGATACTCCTGGGCAAGCTGCCAAGGCAACATAGATTGTCTTTTAGATTCATACCAAGATTCATCTCTGTCCTCAGAAGCTCCCCACGGGAAAAACATAGGATTAAAAAGATTGTTGCCAGTAGAAGCACCAACCCACAGATGATGAAAAAAGTTTCCTGAACCGTTAGCAGTACTTAAACCAATTATTTTACCGCCCGCATCAGCAACAGGTTCAATACTCGCCCAAGCTTCGGAAGGGTTGGGCAAAAATGCCCACTCATCCACAACCACAAGCGTGGCTGACTCGCCTCTGGCGGGGTCAGATGCTGAAGGCATCGAGGTGATTTGGGAGCCGTTATCGAACGCCATTCTTTGTTGGTGCTCGACCAAGGATTTAGGTCCACGTTGTATCATCCATTCAGGCAAATGCTTATGCCCATATTTAGTTTTACGGAGAAGAAGAACAGCTTCTCTCTCCGTTCGAGATAAATCAATAATGTTTTGGTCCTCACGAAAAAACGCTAACCAAAACTGATGTGCAGCCACCAAAGTTGTCCACCCAATCTGACGGGCTTTTAACGTAAGCGAATACCTATTTGCTTCCCAACGTTGAAGAGCTTCCGATTGAGCACTACGTAAATCAAACAAAAGCCGCCCGTGAGCAGGATGAGCAATATACCAGTAATTGCGAAGAAAATACGTTTCATTACGAACACATTTTCTCCATTCAGCTTCCTGGCGCAATTCGCTCAAACGACTCATCTAACACCTCATGTCTCTGCGTATCGTTTCCCACTTAGACCATTGTTCTTCTGACCAACCCCAGTCAATGGTATTAAATAGTTGAGAACACTGGGGGCTATACCCCCAATTTTCTATAACAACAGTCTCTTTAACCTCATTATCTGTAGAACCTCCAAAAGGCCACCACATAATTAAAGGCATCATTGCTGCGCCTACAGCAGCAGCAATAGCAGCAAAAGACTTAATTAAACGCTTAATTGCTTTTTCCCAAACTACAGACTTATCAGCTAGTTCCTCCAACGACATATATCCCCCTCATTGGCATGACTCACAAATTTCTGGGTTTTCTAACCCACACTCCAGAGGAGTGTCATCATCAAACGGGTTGTAACGCTCACCCATTAACTCAGGAAATTC